GGGCGATTATTAACAAATTGTGAACAAATGAAATTCCCATGAACTTCATGAACAATTTGTTAATATTACAAAGCTTCACACAATCTTTACAACACACACAACATCTATTCATAATTACCATATTTAGCATATGCTGATTTTAAATTACACTTCGTTAAAAATTTAACGAAATTCATAATTACTATAGTTAGCATATGCTAACTACATCTTAACACAAATTCAATACAATTAGTATTAATCATTTACAAATTATATCTTACACAGACATAATATTTTGTTATACTATAATCACGATAAGGAACGGTTCATAGGAGGATAGAATGATGAACGAATACAAACACTTTAAAGACTCTTTAGGTATGGATGATGACTTTGAGCTTCATACGTGGGATGAAATCGACCGATTAAATAAAGTATGTGAAGAACATTTTATATATCTGGGTTATGCAGTGGATGATGAATGTACAGGGTATTACACAGTATTGTTATACGATTCAACCGGCTACTGCGTATTAGATTATCACATAGGAAGTAAAACGGAATTATTAGCACCTCACGGAATTGAGTTTATGAACGGTAATGCTGTTATAACATTTCGCGCGTCAGACGGTACTATATACTCTCATTTTTTAAAAGGCGGAATTCATCAAGAGGAATTAAACTCAATATATGAATGTGTTAATAGTAAGTCAGGGTTGGCAAAATGTAGAGTTGACGACTACTACAATGTTTTAGTATGGGGAGTTTTAGACAATGACGAAAACAGACAAAATGATTAAATTATATAATTATTATGAAATAATGTACCGTCGACACTACAGTGTCTGCAAGAATAGTTTGGAAACTGCTCTCTATCAAGCGAAGCTGTCGGCAGTTAAAGAATGTTTAGATATTATGACAGAGGATAACACAAATGACAGATAGACAGGAATACCGGAGATTGTATTATATTCTTAAGAAGCGCGAGCAAAGGTTTTCAGCGTCTAAGGAATGGTCGGATTATGACAAAGTACTTAAAAGCGGATTATTTGATTTAGAAGCCCCTAAGGATATATCAGATAAGGATTTACCCTTTTATCGTGAAATTGCAGAGAATTTATACAAAAACAAATTCGCGAGTATTGCAGGACTGCGACAAATTAGAAAAAAGGCTGTTAAGAAGCTTCAAAGTCATGACTATAATATAACCGAAGCGCAATATAATAAATTTGCGGATTTTATGGCAACGGCGAAGAATACAAAATTAATAGATCTTTACTCGTCGGAGGAATTAGCGCGTGCATATATTAACGGAGACTCAAAACGAAAAACTGTCCAAAATATTATTGACGAACTCAGTTAACAACAAAAAATATCTCGAAGTAATATCGTCATGGGATATAGAAACGAGTAAGATAGAATACAAAGAAGAAATACATTCATTCATGTACATATGGCAACTTCATATATGGGGAATGTCAGCAATATATGGCCGAACTTGGGAAGAATTCATAAACGTGATTGACGAAATAAACCGAATAATTCCAGAGAAGAAACGATTAATTATATATGTTCACAATTTAGCTCACGAATTCCAATTTTTAAAGGGCATTCATGAGTTTGACCGAAAAGAAGTGTTTTTAGTTGACGTTCGAGAACCTTTGTACTGTGTGTGGGATAAAGTGGAATTTCGTTGTAGTTACAAGCTTGCGGGAACAGGTCTTGAACGGTTTATGAAAGATATGAACGTTCCTAAAGCATTACAGAAAACGAAAATGAATTACGACGTAGTACGTTATCCTTGGACGGAAATAGAAACTGAAGATTTAATTTATATGCGAAATGATGTTGTAGGGTTATCATGCGCTATTAAATCACTGTTAAAAGCTAACGGCGACACACTAAACACAATCCCGTATACTTCAACTGGATATGTCCGGCGTATGGCAAAAAAGGTATTATTCCCATATAACGGAATATTACGAGGTTTAGTGCCTACCTTACACGTGTTTGAATTGTTGCGTGAAGCGTTTAGAGGTGGAGATACTCACGCTAACCGTTTCTATGTTGGAAAGATATTATATAATGTTGGAAGCTATGACCGTGAAAGCTCATATCCTTACGAACTGGTTAATAAAAAATTTCCGCTGACCGAGTTTAGAGAAACGACAGACGATATTAAAACCCTACTATCAAATTTGGAAAAATTCGGATACGTATTCCGTGTACGATTGGAACATGTAGAACTTAAGAAATGTCATCAACCGTATATATCGTTCAGTAAGTGTAGGAACATAAAAAACTATTTGCTCGATAATGGGCGAATATTATACGCAGAAAGTTTGGAGACAACAATAACAGAAATTGACTTAATAATTTTATTAGAGGATTATAACATTTCTTTGCACGATATAACAATAATAGAATGTTATAAGTCTCTCAAACGATATTTACCCTACGAATTTAGAAAGTTGGTGATTGATTTGTTTATAAAAAAGACAGAGTTGAAAGGCGGAGAAGATAAAATTTCATACGCAGAGTCAAAAAAGAAAATCAACGCATTGTATGGTATGACCGTACAAAACACTTTGAAAGATGATATAGTGTATCTTTCTTCAACTGACGAATACTATCTTATAGACACGAAAGAGGAGAAACTTGCTAAAATGAAGCGAGCACCATTTCTCCCGTATGCTGTGGGGGTGTGGGTTACAGCTTATGCCCGGCAGGACTTAAAAGCTTTTATGTGGATAGTCGGAAGAGATTTTGTATATACGGATACAGACAGTGTAAAATATATCGGAAATTATACTCCTGCCGATTATAATAACCGCATGGTCGCAGAGGCTCAAAAAATGGGCTACAAGGCGGTTGACATAAAGGGGGGCACTCATTATATGGGGGTATATGAAAACGAGGGAATAAGCGAAAAATTCGCCACTCTGGGGGCGAAGAAATACGCACAGGTTAAGGACGGAGAATTAAAAGTGACTGTGGCAGGGGTGAATAAATTCCGAAAAGGCAATAATCCGTCCGGCGCAGAAGAACTCGGCGATATTGAAAAGTTCAAAGACGGGTTCATCTGGAGTAAAGCCGGAGGGTCTCGGGCTATTTATAATGATAATGATACGGACATAGATCTACAAATTGATGGGCATAATCTTCACATATCGTCTAATGTTGCAATAGTTCCAACAACGTATAAGCTTAGTACAAGTATAGATATAGAAGATATTTTGAAACGTATCAGCAATTCATCCCTTGAATGGTTACGAAAAAATTATTTTGATATGGAAAAGATACGATGGATAGAGTAAAGAAAAGTAAATTATATCAACCGTCAGGATATCCTGATATTGAATATCTGTTAAATAAGGGTTTGCCGTTTATGTGGCTAATTGGCGGTCGAGGAATTGGAAAGACGTATACTATACTTGAAACAATAGTATTAAATCGTCATACAAAATTCATATTACTTCGGCGCAAAGCTTCCGAGGTTAAGAAGCTTTCTACAGAAGCTTTTAACGTATTCAAAAAACTGAATTCTGATAAAGGGATAGATATTCGGCCTTATCCTAACGGTGACGACTGCTATAGTTTTTATTATGCCGATGAGGATGGCAAGGCGTGGGGTGAATGTCTCGGATATATGATGAGCTTATCAACCTTTGCGAATTTCCGCGGTGGTGATATGACGGACATTGATGTTATAATACAGGACGAAGCGATACCTCAAACATTAAAGGGGCAAAGCATGAATGGCGAGGCTTTCACGTTCTTCAATGCTTATGAAACTATCAATCGTAATAGGGAATTGGAAGGGCGTCCGGCACTTAGAGTTATAAGCATATGCAATTCTACAATTTTAAATAACGACTATTTTTTAACTCTTAATATGATAAGTCCTATAATGGAAATGTACCGTAATAAGAAGGAATTGAAAATAGACCGCGAACACGAACGGCTAATAGCGTTATATCTAAATTCACCAATAAGCGAGCGCAAAAAGAAAACGGCATTATACAAATATACTAAAGATACAGCGTTTGCAAATCAAGCTATTGATAACCTGTTTGAGGATATGGACAGCTTCTTAGACGTGTCACGTCCGCTTGCAGAGTATATCCCGGTCGTAACAATAGGAGAGATTACAGTATACCGGCATAAATCCAGACAAAAGCCGTATTACTTATCGACACATAAAAGCGGAGCACCTAAAGAATTTAAGCTTAATGAATATGACATCTTGGTGTTCCGCAATAAATACCGAAGTATTGTAAACGCTGTGTATTTCGGAGAAGCCGAAGCGGAAAAAGGTTACTTATTAAAATTGTTATTAAAATATATAAAAATGTATTGAGGTGTATAAATGAAAAATAATTTTACATGGATAGAATTATTAAAATTCTGGGCTGCTCGATTACTTATAGTTACCATTATTACGGTAATTTTAATTTGTATCTTATATTTTAAATATAGATAAATATTAATTATTAAAGGAGAAAGAAAATGTATAACAAAACAGTAATTCAAGGCAGATTGTGTAAGGAGTGGAGCGAGGTTAAAACAAGTACCAAAGTTATGGTTGCAAACTCTCTGGCCTGCCAAATATTCAAAAATACAGTATTTTATGATATTATTGGTAATAAGGAACAATTAAAAAATGTGCTGCAATTTATTCCTAAAGGTGCAGACGTAATTATTGAGGGTGTCGTAGAAAAGCCCAAAAAATCATTAGATTATAACCTTAGATTATTTATTGATAAGCTCTATATAGTCCGGGGTATCAAGCCGGATGAAACGGACGATGAGCCTCAGACAGCTTCTAAAATGCCAATTGTTAATGACGACGATTATTGTTCATTTTAAAAAATAAAGCGGGCTGCGCCCGCTTTATTTATGTCTACACGTTACAGCCCAACTTCCGGAGAACGCTACGCCATTTGAATATATTAATATTACAGGATGTCCAGATACTAGAGACACGGAAATTAATGTTGAAACTCCACCTATTAAATTTGTAATATCAGCGTCAACAATATAATAATTTGTTAAATCGACATCCGTTCCGATTATTTTTAATATGTTATATCCTGTTTCTCCTCCCGCAGCTATTCGGGCTATTCCTGTATTTGAAGAAGTAAAAACTTTTTCGACAGGTTCTATAGTTGCGGACGGAGTGGTAGTATATGTTATAATATAGTTATTATTTCGGAGGACATACCCGGTGCTATTTGCACTGTCAATATATAATTGTTCAGTCACATTATCCGTTATAATTCTCAAATAAATTTGTGGTGAATAATGATTAACGAGTATAGCATTTAAAATATCTTGTAATACTCCCAACAGAGCTCCTGAGATTGTTTTACCGTCTGAATCTATGACATAACGCGGGTAATAGGGAAGAACACCTAAACTTTGCTGTGTATAACTAACCTTATCGTTGGAATTTAAGATCACCGTAATTGACTTACTACTATCATAACCCGGAATTACCCTAAAAATAATTCTTTCAGAACCCGCTGCATATACACTACAAAAATACCTGTAATTTTGCTCGACGATTGTGACGTCACCGTATACAAAACGTTTTTTTTCAATATAAGTTAGTATTGTTGCAAAACTATAGTTACACCGTGAGGTATCGGCAGTTATAACAAATCTTACAAAAAGGCTTGAGTCGTTAACAAATTGTGTAACAGCCCTTTGAGACATCACCGATGTCTGACTTTGACCTGATGATTGAGATATCGGTACAATCCCAACTGAAGAATATGTTATCTCTCCAGATGTAATATTAATCGTTGCACGATAGACGGCATTTTCATTAGTAAAGGGCAAAGTCTGAATCATCATTGTCGTTGATTGTGGCGAATATGCTTCATATGCATACCTGACAAAATTATTGACAGAATCCTGGATATAATATCGGACGTTAGCTCTGGTTCGGTAATTTAGTAACTCGGACATCGAAACATTTATAGTATCCTCCGTTGCAGTATGTCTAACAAAAACATAAAAACGTATAAGAGAGTTCTCAATAGTTGATAGTCTTTGCCTATCAGATGAAAAATTTGAATCTGTTTCAGTTTCAAATTCTGCTAAATTCGCTGTCAATTCTTCTACGGCAGTATTAAGGGTATTAATTCTGGAGCTTAAATAATTCAACTGTACCGTTACAGCGTTTTGGCTCATCACCTTATTTGTTGAATTGCCGGTCGTTTGAACTATTAAGTTCTCAAATTGATTTATTAAATCTTCTATTTCACTTTTAGCGGATTTTAAATATTCAATAATCCAATCTAAATTTAAGTCATGAAAATTTGTATAAGGAAAATAGTACATTGTTTCACCTCTTAATATAACAAAATACAGAACTCATTTTTAAATTCGTCACATACATATTTATTAAAATCAAACATAACTAAGTCTCTTTGACTTTGCGCCATCTGCTGACTTGTAGTTACTCCGATGTTTCCATGACGACTTAGCGTTACTGTACGATTTAACACATCATTTCTGCTAATATCAAGCTTTTGTGTATCCTTAAATGTGTGTTCCTCTGTGGTTGTATGTGTTAAATTGTCAGTTCTGGTATTAGTAGAAGTAGTACTAAAATTATCAGTGTCACTATGCGCTTCCGCTAATGCCTTGGAATTAAATGCCGATACTTTATGCGTAGTAGTTCCGTCACGACTAGAATCCCCGCTGTCTGATACTGTTCCGGTATCATTAGTCGTAATACTATCTTCATTGGTTGTCCCGCCACTGTGTGTATGCGTGTCAGTTCCAGTGTTAGTATCTTTTTGCGTAGTTGTCTCTTCCATATTGTAATTTTCAAGAGGTTCAAACGAATTATAGAATTCCGCAGTAGTGGTATTATATAATTCCGTAAATCTCACATCATTTACTTGAGCCCATGCACTAATAGCAATTTCAGCAAATTTAGGGTCGGGAAATATGAATTCAAGCTCCGCAGTATTCATAAGAATATATCCGGCGAGTTGTGTTGATATCCAATCACTTGAAACATTAAACCAGCTTTTAAATTTTGAAGCTAAATCCTCAAAATCCGCTGTTGTCGGAAGCGTTGAGTTGATTATTCCCATTATTGAAAGACATGCGTCCATTAACTTCTACCCTCCATTTAACCGACAGATTACCCTCAAGTTCAGGGAATATTTCTATAGCCTGCTCAATACCTCGCTGGACTTCCTTTAAACTCATATCCATTGCGGAGAACGACTGCTGTGTATTAGCTTCAACCTCCGATGTTATAAGTCGTTCTTTTTTATCAGTATTGGCAGTTGGTATACCTATTCGATTAAGAAAATCATTATATAGATTTTTAAGAAGTCCGTGTAAATCATTTGCTATGAAATTATTTCGAATTTCATTATTAAACTTTACCCAGTGGGGGTTATGTTCTTCATCAAATAGATTTTTATCTATAAATGCCGCGGGTTCACCACTGGCAATTTTATCCATAAACTTCTTAAATGTTTCTGCTCCGGCTTTATTATCAGAAGCGAAGACATAAGCAAGTTTTGAATTCAGTATATTGGTATCAAGTGTTTCCGCAGTCAACGCCATCATATCGCCGTAATAATTAACAATGTCAAGCATGCCGCAATAATCGGGACGTATTCTGATTACTGCGCATTCTTCACCGATTAAAGGTTCAAGTATTTGATTGATTCTCGGATTAGAAATTACAGCATTAGTAGGTTGATACTGTACATTATATCCTTTTAATCCCGCCTGTTGTGGAATTATACCGAATGCTGGAGTATCAATAACTGCAAAATACCCCCATGAGAATAGTACAGCTTTGAAATAATTGCTATCCCAATTCTCCGGGATTTTCCATTCCCAAACACTTAATAAATCAGAAAATAAATAACGTCTGAAAAATGCTGACAACGCGGTATTCGTTACATGTATTGTTGACGGCGTAACAGGTGCCGTTTCAAGCATGATGTCACCGTATGAATACGGCACACTATTCATAGAAAAATCCTCCATTCAAATATTCTTCAATTTTTGCACGCTCCGTTGCAAGACATGGGAATTCTACTTCCGCATTTGCACACTTAATAAATCCTCCAACAGTGTTTAATACCGCCGGTGCGCAATATGGACGGCCAAACTCCGAATTATATTCGTCAGCTATTGAATAAAATGCTGAACATAATCTATTACTTTCAGCAAAAGAAAATGTTGCTAAATCCCCACCTGTTCCAGTCTCACGAATAAGCGGCACTCCGGCAATTGCCGCCCAGTTACTAACGCCTGTTTCGATAGTCATATTCGACCCTCTTCCTGTTACTGTGCTAATAATACTTGAAGCTGAATTAACTATCGCTGTTGCTCGTGAAAGTTCCGATACGGCCTGAACATTAAGAAGTACATCAACTCCAACCTGTGCCTCTGATTCAGCAATTATCATAGAATTTGAACCATTAGATACACGTAACCAGCCCCGGCCGGAATATGCGTCAATACCAATATAAATTTTAATAGACGTTTCATTAGCAATTAAACTACAATCCAAAGGAATCTTACCAAAGGGTTTAACTGATAATATACGCTTAGTATATAAATCTGAATTTACATAGCTTCCCCGACTTGTAGTCTGCGGATGTTGTGGCAATGTGATTTTTCTTTGCACGCTTGAATATGCTTGTGTATCAGATATTATCCTACATGTGGCAGGCACGCTCCAATATCCCATATTTACACTGTTTACCACAGTTCCGCCAAATGAACTTCTGTACAATCTTATTGATTTTATAAAATCCAGCGGATTGAATATTGAGGGGTCGTAAGTAATATCTGCAGTTGAAGCATTCCACCACGAATTACTATTATATATGTTCTGAATAAATGCTGAATATTGAGAGGATGAAAAAATATAGTAAGTGATCCCTGTTGAACCTCCACCACCACTTATACCTACAATATAATAGGTTTCATTAATCCATGGAGAGTCAATATCGGTTATATTGACAGTAGGATTAGTTAAAACAGGATATACAGTATCAACAATACGTCCGTTAAATGTTCCACTGCAACGCTCGACATAATGTGTACTTGTTCCAATATCCCCCTTATATGATGCCATAGGGTCAACTTCAAGTGTTGCAATCCAATTCCGTTCCACCCATTCCCATTCCGTTATAAAATAATATCTCTCAAAAACATCAATATAAGCGTAATTATAGCTTGCAGGATAGCTTGCAGGGAAATAATCATCCGCCCCGGCAGCCTGAAAGATAATGACCGGTTTTAGTATTGTACAATTATCTTTCAGCGTTCCGGTGTATGTGAACCCCCCTGTGGTGGGGGGTGTTTTGGTTGAATTATTCCTCTTTCCAAATCCTGGATATAACGTAACTTGCATAATATTAATCCATTGTAAATACTACAGCATTTTCGGTAAAGTCGTTCCAAAATCTGTCCGTAAAATGCCATGCAACATTATAATAACCGCCTGAAATATTAAGCGGACTTGTTGCACTCCATTCATTGCATACTGTCATTCCGCAGCTTTCCTCATCACAAAGAATAGCTAACACCTTCGGAACCGACACCGGATTACTTGGTGTAGTAATAGTTCCGTCAGCCTTGAGATACGACGGTGTAACATTAATAGTGTCTGGAGTGTTTACAGACTGCCAGAAATTAACCGTTTCATGGTCAGCATAACGGAGAAACGTATCATGATATGTATCAGCTATTACTCGTGCCGTACTATCATACATAGTAGGAGCGTACATATAAAGTCTCTGGTTTTCATACGGCGTATGACGAGTTATTGCTTTACCAGTTACATTGATATGATGTAGTTGCAAACGCTCTGTAAGAAGCGCGGAAACTGTAGCTATTCGAGCATATACAAATTTCATAAAGTCGGGGTATACATCCGGAGCCATAATGGTTACCGCTGTATATTTCCCGCCGGTCTTTGCGTTATATTCAGTCAGCAAATGAACTTTCTGTTCGTCACCCCCGCCGGACACAATTCCGCCGATAAGGTTAGAAAGAGTTGCACGTTTAAGGTTTTCATGTGCTGTCTCTATCATATCCATAATATTTCCGGTAACCATAGAATAAAAACTTGCCAACTCTTCAGGGCCCGTAAATGCACATTCTATCTGCTCACGAAAATACGAACGCTCAATACTAAACACATTAGCTCCATAAAAATTTGTCTGCAATATATTGGGACGGCGAAGCTTATACATGTCTACACTCTGTCCGTCGTCAGGCAATGCGAAAGATGTATCATCTATATAATCACCATCAGCAATATTCAGCTTTCTTCTAATATTCCCCCAACGTTCATTGTCAACCCTCAGTCCCGGGAACTTTTCGGAATAGGGTCTAATCGAAAAAATTGTCCGATTAACCATCTGCGTTATGGCGTTCATTACAGGGTCGGTTCCATTTTTTAACGCTGTTGTAGCTACCGATACAAAATCCCCGGTAGTTGTGGGGGTCAAAACCTTTTCGCCTGTAGCCTGTTCCACAATTGACGTTAATACCGTTGAAATTTGGTTAAAATTCAAATCATTTACACTTGCCATTATTTCTTATTCCTCCCATTAATAAGGTATTCGTTTATATCATCTATTGTAGTTGTTTTATCTCCGCCTAAATTCCTTAACTGATTAGTCGCTATAATCGTTTTCTTTAAATCATCAATGCTTTTCTGCAAATCTTTTATATAATCCATATTTTCAAAATGGGGTTCTTCCGGCGTTATTGTTTCAGTCTCTACCTGCGAAACATCCGCAACCGTTTCTACAGGTTTAGACATTTCTATAATGTCTTCTTTTGTAAACCCCGCGTCTATTAGTTTAAATATATCGTTAATTTCCATTGTGCAACCTCTCCACTAATTTTTTTAATTCTTCAACAGCTTCTGTTAATTTATTAATTGTTTTGGTATTCATTATATACAATGCAATACATGCTGCAATAGGAAAACCTAAATTTGCTATAATTTGAGTAATATCCGTAAAGGTCAT